AAGGGGACGACCGTTACAATAGAGGAGTTCCCTCTTCCTCTATTACTTAAATGTAGATGTGACGGTTATTGGGTAATCTCCACTTAACCATTATCCCTCTTTTTAAGGAAGGTGAAATGGATGAGAAGAAAGCCTTTAAGATGGCTCTCAATCTCTCTAGTGAAGAGTGTCTCCGGTTTACCGGCACGACATTTCCTCTAGAGTCTGACATTGAGGTTATTGATAGGTGGCTGAACTGTTCTGGAGTATCTTGGACCGTTAAGAGGCTAAAGGACCTCAAAAACGTGGCCTTAAGGATACTCTCAGGTGACACTCTATTTCCTGATTATCACGGAAGAAAGACCGTGAGAAAAGGGGTAGAGATTCCAGCACTCAGGATCTTTTCCCTCCTATTGTTGGCGAAGGCTAACAATAATTGGAAGGCGGTAAGATCCGTTCTAGATTTCCTCAATGCATATATGGTCTTCGATGGTCCCGGTGATGATGTCAAAGAGAAATTAGATATCATCATCAAGCCAGACGACCAAGGAGGTATTGACATAAGGTTCATGGAAGATCTTAAGTCCATGATTGTCAAATCTTTCCCCTTGGTGAAACGGAGACGTCCTTGGAACATCGAGTTCACAGGACCGGATATTGGAGGATCGAGATACGCCGCGGAGCCTGGAAGAAATTCCAGTTCTCTTGAGGCTCTTATCCCGTCTCTCTCCTTTATTCCGAAATGGATTTGGAAAGCAGTACCGAAAATGCAAGAGTGGACCATTGCCCACCCTTATTTTCGGGAAGTTTCCAAATACCAAGCTCTGTTTCTTGGAGGCCAGTCCTCTCCTTCTCCCTATTGGGGTGGCAACCTTGCCATCCTGGGAGAACCTGGATTGAAAACAAGAATTGTCTTCGTTGGAAATCCATGGATTCAAGGGGCTCTTAAGCCCGCCATGGTGATCCTTCAAAGGGAACTCTTGAAACTTGGTACGGATTGTACCTTCAATCAAGATAACGGGAGGGACTTTGTTCGGGAATTCCTGAAACGTGGTGAGACCATACATAGTATTGATCTTTCCGCGGCCACGGATAATTTTCCGATAGAACTCCAACGTTATGTCGGAGGATTATGCGGACTACCTGAGTGGTCCCTGGACCTAATCTGCAAAGTCGGGTTTAAACACCCCATGCAGGATAGTGACCAGGTTTACACCTATGGTAAAGGGCAACCGATGGGATTGTATCCATCTTTTCCATTATTTGCCCTGACGCATAACGTCCTCTTACATTCATTGGCTCGGAAGTTGAATCTTGACCCTGAC